GAACAAGCTGAACCACAAGTGCCTTCACAGGAATCTACCCCAGTATAATAAGGATAATATGACCGCCTCATACACTCAATCCCGTGACAAAGTCATCCAAGGTGCCTTGCGTGTATTAGGCGTATTAGGTGCTGGTGAAAGCCCTACTCCTGAAGATTACGACAATTGTTCACAAGCCTTAAACCTGTATATTAAGCAATTACAGACTAAAGGTATGCCATTATGGAAGGTAGAAGACCTACAAGTCCCTATGGTAATTGGACAGAATACTTATAACCTTGGCCCAACAGGTAATGTCATCTGTACTCGTCCATTACGAGTTGTTATGGCGTTTATCCGTAACCCACAAAACCAAGACACAACCTTGCAAGTCATTTCTCGCCAAGAGTATATGCAACAAGGTTATAAGCCTTCTCAAGGTATTCCTAATCAGGTTTACTATGACCCACAGTTAACCAATGGTGTGCTCTATGTATATGACACCCCATCTGCAACTGGCTACACAATCCACCTACAAGTGCAGATGCCTGTAGATGATGTATTGACCCCAACAGGTATTCCTGACTTTCCTTCTGAATGGTTCAATTGCCTCAAGTTTGGATTGGCAGACCAACTAGCCCTTGAGTATGGAGTCCCTGCACAAGTACGTGCCGAACTAGCTCAACGCACCGCCAAACTAGAAGAGGTAATGACTGATTGGAGTCAAGAAGAAGCAAGTACATCTTTCCAACCTTCTAATCGTTATTACAGTTAAGGAAGCTAGATGCCTATATCTAGAATCCCATTAGGTCACAACATTGGGTCACGTGACGGCACTTTGGACAAAGACTCTAAAGTCGGTAATGCCATTATTGAAGTTGAGAAGAAAGAATCTCTTTCAATTGTTAAGCGTCCAGGACTCAAGACTTATCAAACACCACCAACACTAGGAGTAGGACTTGGTATATTTGCCGCTGGTAGTCACTTACTTAGCATTGTTGGAACTACGTTCTATGACAACAACGTTGCTAAAGGAACTGTGGATGGCACCGATGAATATGACTTTATTTACTCGGTAGACCAAACCCAAGTATTTTTTAAGAATGAGTATCACGGATATGTCTATGTTCTAGCATCAGGCACCATTATTGACCTACAAGGCACCATTACGACGCAAAACGGTACTACTGGTAGTGGGTCACCTACAGTAACATTATCTGCAGCCAATCCATTAATTCAGGTTGGTCAGGTGGTGTCAGGAACGGGTATTCCGTCTGGCACTTATGTTTTAACTGTATTTGGTACTACCTTAACTTTAAGTCAAAATGCTACAGCTAATGGAACCGTTACTCTTACCTTTACTACCTCTTATCCTGGCACTACTGTGTCGGGTGCAGTATTCGTGGATGGGTATTACGTTGTTGGGACTCCTGATGGGTTGCTTTATAACAGCAACGTAGAAGACCCTACAACTTGGCAAGCAATTAACTACATTGGAGTAGTGTCCGATGCGGATAGACTCGTAGCTATTGGACGTACAATTAATTACATCGTAGCTATGGGTACTCAAACGATTGAGTTCTTCTATGATGCAGGTACATCCCCAGGCAGTCCATTCTTACCCTATCAGAACGCTGTAATCCAGTTTGGAGCCGCTGCAGAGGATTCCCTAGTGCAGATGGACAATACTCTCGTTTGGATGTCTACAATCCACCAAAAAGGCTTCCAAGTAATGGCTATGGCAGGACAGTCTCCTCAAGTTATTTCTAACCAATATATTGAGCGTATCCTGAACCGTTGTGACCCTGACCTAGCGTATGCTTTCAGCATTAAGATTTCAGGGCATTCACTATACGTATTAACCCTTAGAGACTTAGGGTATACCCTAGTATATGACTTTGCACAGTCAGGTTGGACATATTGGTCTACAACTGAAAATAATAAAGAAGGCTACTTCCGTGGTCAGTTCTATGCCAAGTTTAACGACATGGATTTGTTGCAACATGACGATGAAGGCATTGTTTATCAGTTTGACCCTGAAACCTACCAAGACTATGGCAATCCTATTGCAGTACTGGCCAGAACTCCTTTAATAGACTTTGGTACAAATGTCCGTAAGTTCTTTGGAGATGTGCAGCTTATTGGAGACAAAATAGATTCATTTGCCTTAATGCGTTATACCAACGATGATTACCAATCCTTTTCCTCTTGGCAGAACGTAAACCTAAATACTCAAAAATCTAACGTAAATCGTAATGGGGTAGGACGTAGACGTGCATTTGATGTATTGCATTCTGACAATGTTCCCCTTAGACTTGAGTATTTAGAAGTTTCAGTGGAACAGGGGGATTCTTGAAATTAGTACATATTCCAGCACATTTCATAGCACAAATATGGGAAAAAGTGTGTCCTTTTATAGCAAATGCGTTAGAATATGCACAAGACGACTATACGATTGACCAAGTTAAGGTTTACTTATCTACAGGTCAATGGATTATGATAGTAGCGTCTAACGAGATAAATGAAGTGGTTGGAGCGTCAACCATTACTTTTCACAACTACCCTAATGACAGAGTCGCCTTTGTGACCGCAGTAGGGGGCAAGTTCATAAGTGATACTGACACTTACAATCAATTTAAAGAGATATTAAAAGGCTTTGGAGCTACTAAGATTCAAGGTGCCGCTAGAAAAGCAATCGCAAGATTGTGGCGTACCAAATTAGGGTTCAAAGAACGGCACATCATTGTAGAGGCAAAAATATGAGTTTTTTAAAGAGCAAACATAACGGTTGGACATGGGACTTAAAACGCACTCCTTTTGGCGGTGGTGGCGGTGGAATTATAGATACTGTTGGTAGCTTTGTTCAACAAAACGTAATTGACCCAATTAGTAGCGTTGGCGTAAGCGTTGACCAAGCCGTAGGTCAAGTCCCAGGTGGATGGGGTACTGTTGGTGCTTTGGCAACTGGTGGAGCTTTAGGTGCTGGAGCATTAGGTGCAGCCGCTTTAGATGCTGGTGCCGTTGCAAGTGCAGATGGTATTGCCCTTTCTACTTATGGTGTTCCTGCTGCTGAAGCAATGTCATCTTATGGTGCTACCGCTGCAGAACTAGGACTACCAGCCGCTACTACTGCTGCTGACGTAGGTGCTGTTGCTGGTACTGCTTCTGCTGAATTTGCTGGCACTGCCGCAGGTCAAGAAGCTATTGGAATGACTGCACAAGCTGTTGCTCCTGCCGCACAACAAACTGCACAAACATTAGCAGCACAGCTTGGATTCTCTGACCCCATTGCCGCTATTGCTGGTGGTGTAAATCCTGCAGACTTGGGATTAGTGCAATCTGGTGCTGGTGGACTTAGTGACCTTTTGGGATATGCTAAAACGGGTGCTGAAGTTGTTGGTGGATTAGGTAAGTTAGCTGGTGGTGTTATGAGCTTGCAAGCTGGTCAAAAAGCTGGCCAATATGCTAAACAAGCTGACCCAATGGCTCAATATCGTTCAGGTTATGCCGCACAGTTACAAAACTTAATCAACAATCCTAGCACCATTACAACCACTCCAGGTTATCAATTTAACCTAGCTCAAGGTTTACAAGCTCAACAGGCTCAACAAGCAGCACAAGGTCGTTTGGTATCAGGTGGTGGATTGTTACAAGCTCAACAGTTTGGTCAGCAATATGCTCAATCAAATCTACAGCAACAGCAAGCATTGTTAGCTCAACTATCTGGTGCTACACAAGCTCCTGCAAGTGGTGCCGCAGCACAAGCAGGATTAACTGCAGGTCAACTAGGTGGCACATTAGGTGGAATTCAAGGTATTGCTAGTGGACTTGGTAATGTGATTAATCCATTGCAAACTTTGTACGCAAACTACAATAACCCATCACCTTCAGTAGCTTAAGGACATATTATGGCAGCAGGATTAGGTTCTGAATTATTTACACTAGCAACTTCTTTTGACCCTTATGGTGCTTATCGTAAAGGTCAAATGGAGCCGCAAAAGTATGACCTTCAACAAGCCGCATTAGATGAGCAAACACAAGAGTTAAATGCTGAAAGACAGCAAGCATTAAAAGGTGCTCAAACTGGTCAGCCATTGGCACAAATGACCAATCAATTAATACCTGGTGCTAAATTAGCTAGTGCTGATGGAATGCCTACTACTGCAGGTCAAATGAATTCTATGTTGATGAATTCAATGAACTTGGCTAAACAAGGCAAGCAGATGATGCGAATGGCTGCTACTTTAGATGACCCAGTTCAACAGGCTCAAGTTATGTCTGAAGGTCGTCGTTTAGTTCAAAACGCTCAACAAGATTCTGTTAAAGCCCAAGAACTTTATAGAAATACTCAAAACGATGCTATTTATGCAGCGGCTACTGCACAAAGTCCACAAGAGTGGAATAACGCATTAAAAGCATATCAAGACTCAGGATTCCCTATTCCACAAGGCATACCTACAGAATATAGTCCTGAAAACGTCAAGAAGATTGCAGCATTAGCACCTGCAGCATTGCAATCTAAAATTAATAATGATTTATTCAAAAGAGCACAAGACAAGCGTGCTGAAGACCGTGCAGAACGTGTTGCTAGGTCAGCAATTGCTAGTGAACGTGATGGTGTATTTGGCAAAGAATATAAAGATGTTAAAGGTCAAGTTAGAGGACTTACACAATATCTTCCAATGAATGTTATTAAAGATATTAGTGCTAAAGAAGTTCCTGTAGTTGCATCAAGACTTGAATCTTCTAAACTTACTGGTGAACTTGCTGATATGGTTGCTGGAAATCCAAAGTCTGCAGGTTTGGCTGCTTCACTTATTAAGACATTTGATAAATATTTACCAGAGCGTTACGACTCCAACACAGAAGCGTCTGACACTATTTCAACAAAGCTAAATACTGCAATCGACGAATGGACTCCAAAAGGTGCTAAACCTGATGAAATTGCAGAAGCTCGTTCTATTGCAAAGAAAGCTGTTGACGTTATTAATGCTCGTGCATTGGCAGCTTCAGGCGGTAGCCGTATGTTGGTATCTGAATTAAAACTACAAAAAGATGTTATTGGTTTAGAAAACTTATCTCCAAAGAGTGCTGTAAAAGTTTATACAGACCTTGCAGAAGCCGACTTAAAGGGTCTTTCTAAATACGGTATTGCTAGAAGCGAAATTAAAGGTTTTGATAGAAAGCCTGTTGAGGCTCCTAAAGAAGAGACTAAACCAACAGAAGATAAACCATCTATTCCAAAAGCACCTGAAGGAGTACCAGCAGGAGCACAATATAGCCCATCGCAAAAAAAATGGTGGTGGCAAGAAAACGGACAATGGAAGTCTAAATAATGGCAAATCCTCCATCAGATTTAATGTCTCCACCATCTGATTTGGTTGATGCTGGAGGCCCACCAAGCGACTTAATGTCTCCTCCTTCTGATTTAGTTAAGGAAGAGCCATCCAAAGGAATATCTATGAAGGATATTCTTAAGCGTGCTACTGCGCTACCTGAAGCTGCTATTAAAGGTTTAGGTAAAGTAACAGGTCAAGAAATTTCAATGGAGCCACAAAAGCCAGTTGAAATGTCTGCTGGTGAAAGAGCAAAACAACTTGGAGTATCTACTGGCGTTGGTGGTGCTATTGGATTAGCGGCACCTAAAGTATTAAAAGCACTTCCTTTTGCTCCTGCCAAGATTGCAGGTCAAGCCATGGAATTAATACCCCCTAGTCAGCGTATGTTTGGCGGTGCTATGGGTGGTGCAGCAACTGATGTAACAACACAAGCAGCAGAAGCGTATGGTGCCCCAACTGCTGTTAAAGTTCCGTTACAAGTATTATCTGCTTCATTAGGAGATATGGTTGGACAACGTTTAACGCAATCATTGCTATCTCTTACTAAAGCTGGTGCTTATGCAGCCAAAGGTAATTTACCATTAGCAGGTTCTTATTTTGCTTCTGCTTTTGGTGAGTCTCAAGGACAAAGGGATTTTCAAGCAGCCGCAAGACAAAAACAAATATTTGGTGCTCCAAAGCCTGGATTTGAAGTTGGTGCTCAAGGCACTAAATTCCAAGAGCAAACTCAACAAGAGCTTTCCAATTTGGTTGAAGAAAAATATAACGTTAAAGTTCCATCAAACGAAAAGCCTTCTTCAGTTCTAAGAACCAAGATGTATGATGATGTTGGTAGTGTTATTGAACAAGATTCTCAAAGACAAGAAGCTGTTAAATCACAAATTGACCAACTTAAAAAGAAACTTGCTGTTACAAGATTAACAGAGCAAGGCCCAATTAAAGCTCAAATTGCTGAATTAGAGTCCGCTACACCATCTTCATTATTTTCAAAGAGCCAAGAGTTTGCTAACTTTGAGTCCGAACTAAACGTTTTAAAAGAGCGTGGTAGCATTTCTCCATCAGACTACAAAGATTTACTTCAAAGACTTAAAACAGATACTAGTAAAAACCCTAATGTTAGAGGGCAATACGGTAAAACTGTAGACGAGATTATCCGTGAATGGCAGGGCTCATTAACTGCCGAAGGTAAACCAGCATTATCAGCAAACATACAAAAAGATGTTCGTTCTAAATTAAGAAATTCATTTAGCCAATGGCAAGAAAAAGCTGGCATTGGGTCATCTGAAAAAGATTACCGAACTGCATTTACTGCTGAAAAAACTGCAGAAGCCAAAGACAAGGTACCATACATTATTTCTAAATTTGGTATCCAAGGCGATGCAGATAAGTTGGCTTTGCAAACATTAAAAGACCCTGAAATCAAAGGTGTATTGCGTACAGCTATTCGTGACCACTTACAAAATACTCCTCCTGAAAAGTTGGCATCAGAATACGATAGAATGGAAAAACTTTTAAGAAGGTCTGATTTGCTAAGTTCAAAAGATGCAACAAGATACAGAGCCTTGGTAAATCAAGTTGAAAAGTTAAGAAAAGAAGGTAAATCTTCTATTCCTATGGCAACAAGATTACAAAGACAACTAATTCGCTCTATGGCAATTACTGCTGGAGAAGAAGCGGTTGATACTGGTTCACAAGCAATTCAAGGAAAATAATATGCCCCTTAAAAAAGGATCGCCGCGCTTTGTCCGTTTCTTAAACTCCAACTCATCTATTTTAACAACGTTGATCTCTCTGCCTATTTCCAGGTGAAGCTTGTTCAATCCACCCTGCAGTGCA